CCGGTACTAATTGATTTTGTAGTTGTAGTCCCCGAAGATGTGTAGTTAAACGTGTCTGTATCATAGTAATTACTGAAGGCAATATCACCAACATTATTAAATGTTTGATATTTTAAAGGAAATCCAAGAACAGTATCATTGGTTCCGGTTCCTGCACTATATCCAAAGAATTTTGTGCCAGCAAAAGTACTACCAGGATACACTGTAGTATCACTGAAACTGTACCCATCATTGTCGACTATGTCAAACAACGGAGATTGGTTAACTCCAGTTTTAACTTGACACTGAGTCCAAGAAGATCCGCTAAATCTAAAAGTTTTTGTGGCATTTACAGTACCGTATTTGACTGATAGTTGCTCGCCGGGCAAAATAGGATCATCTGATGTTTCAAGTAGATTAATATAATGCACAGCATTGATCGTTTCAATACTTACTTTGTATATTTTGTTTATAATATTGGTATCGTAATCATTGGCAAAAACCACACGATCCCCATTTTGTAGTGTTATTCCATCTACGGTTGCTGTAATACGGCCTTCAACTTGGTTGAATGCATCCGTTGTGGTTGTTCCGGTTCCGTCTGACCCTGTGCCATCTCTTGTTGCAGTAAAAGTAGTTCCAACGGTGTTGCTTGCTGCTCCTAGCCCTGTAAAATCTGTTGTGCCAACTGTTAGTATAATATAGTTACCGCCCTCAACTATCTGAGATACGGGGTTTGTGAATACAATGAGATCAATTGGTGCTTTTGCCTGTACCCCGGTATTGAACAATTTTACTCCAGCATCAAATTCAATGATAGGGCGACGAGCAGGCAGGTTAGGCCCAAAGTCGGCAGCAGTATTATTGTATGCTGCTGTAGCATTAATAGCATCAACATGGAACCAACGATTATATCTACTCCATGGATTACGATCACGACTACCTCGATTGACGGTGATATAATCCGGAGTGGTATTAATAAGGGCACTGTAATTTTCAAACACTGTCAATTCTGTCACCGGAGTTAATGTAATTGCTGTGCCAACTCCGTCAACATAATATTCATTATTTGCGTAACTTGAGGGAGTAACTGAATTATCAAACTTAACCTTTAGTCCATTGGTAAATTTTACATGGTTTGTTGCGTTTGGATTAGTATATCCAGTTTTGCCAAGAATATCATTGGCAACATCAATGGTAGATGCCACATTGTCAACCAATTTGATTGCTCCATAAAAAGTTGGATCTGATCCATCTTGGTAGTACAAATAATCGTTAGTGGCTGTAACAGGAGGAACTAATTTATAACGTAGAGTATCATCTAACCAAAATTGATTAGACGCATATGTTTTACCTGAACTTATCGATACTTTTTCTTTTGCAATAACTGGTTGATCTGGGAGTAATTCAATGAGATAGTCCGAATCTTCTGTAGCGGTTAATTGTATTTTCCACACGCCGGGCCGCTGTGCTGCAGACACCACCGTCGAGTCAACTGTCCAATACGAGTCATCCCGATCATTGTTTATAAAAACAATAGTCTTACCGTTTAATTGAGTATCTATTCCGTCTAGGCCGCTGGGAAACTCTGCAAGAAACGCACTGAGTAATTGACCTTGTATTTGGTTATAGTGAAATGTTACCGCAGCTGTGACTGTGGCTTTGGTTTGCATCTGAAGGTAAAAATTTTGTGCAGTCGATAGAGGAACCTGGAATGTTATTTCACCATTGTCCGTTCCGTTGTTGGCAACTCCGTATACTTCTCGAGTGCTAACAGTAGGCACATTGGGATCTGTACCTGCTACCCCGGGCTGACTCTGTATCCAAAATTTGTATCCTGGTTGATTGACTTGAAATTTGTATGTGCCACCGCGAGCCAGAGTTAATTGCAGATTGGGATGATTACCAAAGCCACTAAATGTATAACCACCAACGTCTGTGTTTTTTGTAACCGAATACGTTTCCTGTAACGGAACTTGATTAGCATAGATATCAACTGCAGCTGGGCCATTGGGCAACCAATAGTATTTGTAATAGTTAACAAACTTATCGTAATCGAAATGTCCATCAAATGTGTAAGACTCTTGACCAAACAATCGTTGATGATTGTCGGTTAATCCTTTTTTATTTTGAATACTCTGTAATAGATCTATATAGCCGGAATTAAACGTAATTTCTTTGTTGCTGTTTTTGACCACAACACTGGGTTCAAGTTGATAATTTTTTCTGTCTGTGTCTGTTTCAGGAACATAATTATCTGTTAATTTAAAAGTAGGAGCAAACTTACGGCCGATGTATCCGTTGAGAGGAATATCAACTGACGATGTTGCCAATTGATCTAATGTTGCACCAAGAAATCTTTGATTAGTGGCGGATCTGAATGCTGCTGGTAAAAAATTGATTGTGTTAATTAGACTCATTAATAAGTTCCTACCAGGGGATTGCCTAGATTTAAAGTTGCCGCTGTTACAGCTGAAACTACTACAATATCATTTACTGTTGCAGCCGATGTGATAATTTCCCAAGGTTCTGCATTGATTTGGAAAAAGTTTCCAAATACCAAATCAGGACTCTTTGGTGTAATAATAACACTACTGATATTGGGAGCCAGTGTGGAATGTAAATATGCGGCCAATTCACTGAAATAAAATGCGTCGCCAAAATCCCAATTCCGTGGATCAAAATATGTATTGATTGTTGATATCACCTGTGTTTTAATTTCGTTGTCGGTCATTCCTGAGTTGGCATTTTTAACCACTTGGAATGATGCCCTCAATGACTGTTCTGCTTTGACCCCAAACAAAGGTTTAAATCTTGCAGGGTTAAAGATAATAGTGTCACTGACTGCTTTAAAACTGTTTAATGAATTGTAATCTATTTCTAAACTACCAACCGATGGGATCAATGGCTCTTTTATTGTTCCAGTTAAATCACGCAGATATTTCATATAACTGTCAGAATACGCCGAAGTCAATATGTATAGATCAATAATATTGACCGGTGTTGGGTCAATTCGGCTGCGAGCCGGTACATTATGTTTGTACTGAAAATATAAATTACTTCGAGTAGAATCTGTGCCCACAATGGTATTAAATAAATCAGGATTGTCCGGCACTCCAATTAATTGGGTATTGGGAAATTTTACCAATACTTTTGAGTTGTCAACATAACCGTCTGGTTGTGTTAATACATTGTAAACTTGCCATGTTACATCTTTGCCCAATGGGTCATTTGAATCTGGCATTGAGTTAATTTTTAAAACTTTAATGGTGTCTTTGATATTAGTGCTAGTAGCAGAATTATAAACACGTATACTAGGGTCAAAATAAAACTTAGTATTCTTGGTGCTGCCAAACGTGTATTCGACTGCACGATAATTGATATAATATTGTCCCTGCGAATAAGTAAATTTCAATACCCAGTCTGTGCTACTACCGATGTCAGATGGCAGTATGTTTTTCCAAATTTGATTAACTTGGTCGTATGTTAATCCAAAATTAACCTTGGTTCGAATCTGACCGATTATGGTAGAAATTAGTGTGGTGCTTAGATCATTTTTGTATGGTGGCACAATACTGTTTCTACCCAGCAAGTTGACATCACTCAAAATAGCACCAGTGGGCACCACCGTTCCAAATTTCACCAAACTTGGTGTGTATATGTCACTGTTGGCAACAGTACTAACCACAGAGGCATAAAAACTCAATGTGTCGGTAGAGGTACTAGGTGTACCCGATTTTAGTACATGCTGAGCATCAAAGTAATAACCAGATGGTGCAGTAAATTGCAATGAAGCTCCAGTGGCCACATATTTCAAATTGCCACTAACACCCGATCCAACCTGTTGTGTTGTATTGGCATACTGCAAGTAACCAGAACTTGATACTGTGGTATTGCCTGTCTGACTAAACGTCACATTGGCATATGCACTATTGTAACGTGGATATGTGGAGTAATAGTAGTTTTGAACTTCTGTGGATTCAATGATGGGCAAAACTTTGTTATAGATTGCACTGTATATGTCATTGGTTGTCAAGAAGTTAAACGAATCCGACTTGGTTGAAGCGTTTGCGGTCAATATACCATCGTCACCAAAGATATTGGTACTGCTATAACTGCCAGTGGGATCTATTGCATCAAGATATATGCTAACACCGCTACTGGTTCTGTTGATTGCTTTGACCTTTTGAATATTGTTGAATGATGTTTGTGGGAAGATGTTGTAGTCTTCGCCAGTGATCATACGATTCTGTGTATAATACTGTTGAGGTGCATTGCTTTTAATGCTGCTCAAGCTTGGAGCAGCGTTGGCATTGTTAATTGTGTATTTTAAACTGGCCGAAACGGTCAATGTTTCTACGGTATTTTTCTTGCTGATATAAC